AACTGTGGATGTGTTTTTATATGTGATGCGTTTTACTGCGCGTCAAATGGCGACGGACAATGACGAATCCCTGAATATTCGGATGAACGATAAGAGCAAGACGGACGGGTCGACGCCGATGAGTACTGACCAGTCTCTCTATGAAATATCGAATATCAAGGAACGCATTACACGCCAGATTTTGACGGCGGTGAAGGAGTCGTCGTTTGATTGTATGATTCATGCGACGGCTGGCGCGAAAGAACGCTTGCAATGTTACTCATTTGGCGCAGGTGTCGGTGAGGAATCTCTCGCTTACCAGCCGAATATTGATGCAGAGGAGGACGACAAGACGAAGAAACTGAACAAACAATCGAAGTCGATTGCGTTGCGTAAGTTGGTCGTCAATGGCAAAGAATATGCGGAAGACCCCGACACGCATATCATTTATGACCTGGAACTTTATAAGATGGGGAACTTGGTGGAGCGCGGGCGTAGGACAATCATACCGGCGGACCCACGGACGGGGACGGGGGAACAGTCGCGGGTGGATTTCCTATAATTCTTTCATGAAAATGATTGCGCCAGCGGGCCGATGGCCCGCCCGCTCCAACATTTTCATGAAAGCCTTGACGATGCGGGTGCGATTGGCTGGTTATTCCGATTCAGGTAAATATATAGTAAAAATATGAAATCAATTATTATGATTATAAATAATATCCGTTAATGTGTTTTACAGCATAACATGATGAAGCATAATGACCTTTTCTGCCACAACGAAAACAACAATCGTCGTCCTCATTGCTTTCACTGTCATCGGTGTGTTGTTTTAAATTACAATATTTTTCATGATATTCACATTTAGTTTTTTCATTGAACTCTTTACCACAATATTCGCAAACCCATACATCGTATTCATCTTCACTTACAGTTTCCCAACCATCTTCATCTTGTTGGCAGTCTTTAACAAAGTGTCCTGGTTTTCCACAAGCAAAACATCTGTTATGTACTCCATTACTCATTTTACGTAAAGTCTCTATAGATGAGTTATCTAATTTCATAGAAACAAATGAACCACCGCGAACATTATTTATGCCATATTTATCCATATATTGGATTGTAATTTTGTCTTCATCGTAATCGTCACAATTTGATTTAACTTCTAATACTTTTATTGGTTTGTATAATTTTGTCCATTCTGAACCATTTGAATTGAAATGGCTGTCTAATCGAAATTGTGGATTATTCGTTTTTCCAATGTAATATTTTCCTTCTTCTAACTGAATTGCATATATAAAAACCATGTTTGAAGATATTATTTATACGAAAATAAGCATGTTGCTTCAATTTTTTATTGTAATATTAATCTTATAATCAATTATCATCCGCCGCCGGTTTCTTCTTCAGTTTCAGAAGGATTGGATTATCCTCCTGAAATCTCACTCGACGTGAGTTGTTTGTACCATCTGCGTCCATTGTTAATGGTACGGGCAGCGACGTGGGCGCCGGCGCCGGTATGTCTAATTCTCTTGTGGTATACTCTCTGGGCGTCGGCGGTTGCGGCGGGTTCGTCGCCTTCATTCTCTCGGTGATTTCATCCAAGTCGCGTTGTCTGGCCGCGATTCTCTCGGCAATAATTTTCTCCATATCATCACTGTTCGTTGCAAGTGGACTGTCATTGTCATTGTCATTGTCATTGTCGTTGTCGCCACCGTTGCCTCCGCCCTTATTCTTCTTCACGGGATTCCGTGAATCTCTCGGAACATCGGAAAAATCGATTTCCTGGGGTCGCGGGACTTCAAGATACGACCGCATCTCCGCCTCCTTCTCGCGCAATTTCGTCTCGATTTCTTCCCGTTTTTTCGAATGAAAATCTTCTGCATTGTAAATCTCTCGGACCTGCGGAACCAGGCCGACACTGCTGCTACCGCCGACGCCGACGCCGCCCCCGCCCATTTTCATCGCGCTCATCTCTCGCGCCATCTTTGGAATATGAATGACGAGAGATTGAAGCGCGACCTTATTGAGTTCTTTCAATGAAACGGTGGCCGCATGAATCCGGTCAATCTCGTTTTTCAGCTGCTTCGCCGTCTCGAAATCCTCGGCCTGGACTGCGAGTTGTTTACGCTGTTCCAGTTTCTCTAATCGCGGCATCAGCGCCTCCATTTCGCTGATTGTGGCGCGGATTTTCTTCGCGGTATCATAGTCTTCTTCGGCGATGGCCTTGTGTTTTGCTTGATGGAGTTCTTTCAGCCGCCCTGCGTGAATTGCCGGAATGTTTGTCGAGAGATTTCTCAGAATATGTTCGAATACATACTTGATTTCTTGGGGAGTCACACTAGAGGGGATACTATCGAATATACCTTCTTCGGCCAAGACCCCCCATAGGAGTTCTTTGTTTTGTTGAGTGACGAGAGATGACATATTCGGGTGGAGGCGGATGTTATTAAATGATATATACCGTGGTGGGTTTATATAATTTACGATAGAGCCCGGTCGCCAGGCCGGGCCAACGCCCCCAGAGGAGTTCTTTGTTTTGTTGAGTAACGAGAGATGACATATTCGGGTGTGGATGTGTTTATACACAATTGTAATTATTTTATTATCCTACTAAGGAATTAAATCATCATTTTGGATTCTATATGCTTTTGTGCTTCTGCGGCATTTGCAAATAATAGATACGGTACTGAGTCTTGTCCTTGATATGTTGCGGATAATAATTGGTTTCGGGCGTCTACCGTAAGTACTCTAACGTTTACTTTAATTTCTTGAGGACCGGCCATTCGATTATCAACCGGAAAAGTTGTTTGACCATGTTCAAGAGTCCATTCTGGTGTTGTAGTTATGTGTTTATTTACGGCAGTAAATGCACCTTTTTGTATATCTGTTGCTGGTGCAATAGACCAGCTAAAATTACTAACACCTTTTGTCAAAATAATAGTGGAGATATCACTATACGTAGAGCCGTCTGAGGCTGCGTCTGGCGGGTGTAATGGTTGTAATGGTTGTAATGGTGGTAATGGTTGTAATTTTGTACTATGTTTCGAATTACCTCTTGCCGCCAAATTTCCATCATCATCGGTCAGGTCTAATACACTGTTGTCAGGTTCAACCTGATAGAGACTACGTTGTAGTTCCAGAAACTTTTCATTAAATAGTGTAAGAATTGCGCTATTCATCGTTTCTGGACTAACCTGATAATCCTTTTCATCACTAATATATCCTGTTAATACTGGTAATACTGAAAAAGCATCAGTGGGGGAAGGACGTTCATACGAAACAAATATTATTTCTTTACTGCATATTCCGTCTTCACTGAATACTTTAAACTCTATAATAACCGCTTTAATATTTGTGTCTGAATTATCTGCAGATTTAACTGGTATAGTTGTTTTTTGTATTTTAAGTTCATAATAATAATAAAATCCATTTTCGTCAACTATATGAGTCATTTCAACTTTATCATCATCATTAAAAGTCGTTTTGGGATTTCTGAGTTGGAAATTTGAAATTGTTGTATTTCGATTTAGATTAATTAACATTTGTACCATGTCATTTAACAACGATTGATGTTGGGATTGATTATACTCTACCCGCCTGATTTTCGCTATAAGTGTATTACTGTCGCTGTTGTAGAGGTTCATTTCGTTTAAATTGACAATCCATTTCTCTCCTTCCATCTTAAATACTTTTCCATTTTCATTTTTAGATTTTGACACATCTTCAAAAACCCTCGCGTATTTAGGAGAAAAATCACCACCACCTCCACCAGGAATATTGCTTTCCCACCTCCAGGTAACATCCGGTAATAAATCCGTCGGTATTACTAAAGGTGACATGGTGTAATTTAGTTTACTATCTGGTTCCATAATAACTCTTTTATTTTGTCTTGACGCGCAATAACTATTTGGCTCTAGTCGTTCGTCCTTCAGCAATTTTACCCATCTAAATGCTAGGTCATTGGTAAATGACCGGTAACCGTATGTTATCGGTGAAGGAATGCTAGCCCCATGCCCACCCATGTTGGGTGGGGGAGGGGGGGCTTTTTTGAAAGGTGGCATTACAATTATACATGCTTTACAAATTATCTTATTGGGGTTTAGTAGGTCGTTTTTTAAAAGATGATAGAGTTGAGAATATATTTGTAATACACTACTAGATACACTAAGAGATGCACGATCATATTCGTCCAATTGGAGCGATGGGCCCAATTGGCCCGATTTTAGCATTATAGTAAAATCTAAATTGTTACCTTCTGACGGCGATGTAATACTACCGAACGTAGTGCTATAACTGGAAGGAGAAGGAGTAGGTGTTTTAACAATATTAGATAATGATTTTTTTAATTTAACATATTTATCATATTTATCATTTATCATAGGTATATCCCCTGTGCAACTCTCACCGAAGCACAAACGTTTATGTACTTCACCACTACATACATCGCGTAACACTCGGTCAAACTCATCCGGCGTTAATGTATATAGGGGATGGTCGTTTCCACATGCAATACTAGTAGGACATAGTTCCCTGTACTGTTTTTTAATCTCTTCTATTAAAACCTCAATTGAAACTGGTATATCTCTAACGATATCTGGAATAAATTGTATCATTTGGACACTATCGGCCGCTGGGGCGACTGGCATCCATGCTTGTTTAACCTCGGAAGTGGAAGCAGGATTGGTAAGTTTAAGCGCCTCATTGTAAGATATTATCAAACTATCTCCTGCCCTACGTTTCTTTGCGATATATTCCGCAATATCATTCAGATGCCAATTTATTTCTTTACCTAAGTCACCAGTTGACATTAATTGTTCACGTAATGTGTTACGACTTATCCAGACACCCCCCTTCATCGTTTTATGCATTCGGTTTTTCCGAAATTTTGTTTTGATTTTTAATACACGTTTTCTACGCGTTTGTCGATTCTTGCGAATCTTCCGCGTCATTTTCTTTTCGGAGTTACGAACCATTTATATATATATATTATTTTTTATCATCTAAATGACATAGTTTGGTAGGCGGGCCAACGCCCCTAAAAGTCCACATTCGGCGTCGGCACCTTCTCATCCACATTGAAAAACTTCCGTCTGAACCGCTGCATATATTTATCCGTCAACTTCTTCTTCTTATCCAAGAAATCATGAACGGTCATTTTTCCGAGTAACATGTGAATAATCATGAAAATACAATAGACGCCGCACTCCGAATCATTCTTCTGATGATGCACGTCATTGATATATTCCTTGAATGGGATTCCGTTGGCCTCGCCTTGTTCGCGCACTCGTTTCATCAATGCGCGGATTCTGTTTTGCGGTCGGTCTCCCGTGCTATCAAAGAAAAAGATGACCCGCGCACGTACATCGATGAACATGGACACCCAATGCTCACCTGGTTTATCATGCGGGTCTGTATTGAATACAATACCTATTTTTTGGTGTCCATTTTTGACGTGTTTCATAATATCGAACTTACACAACTCTTCCCAGACACATTCACCGTCTTCCAACACTTTATCGAAATCGACGGGGGATGGCCCAATAAACATAAACGACGGAACCGCGTGTTCGTATTGTTTGAGAGAATTGGCGATATCAATACTCGATAACCACTCATGGATATTCTTCTTCCACTCTTTTGGCGCTTGCGGTGCAAAGGTGTAATGAAGCATCTCTCGGTCCATTCCGGACGATGCGAAACTCTGGCGCAGCCAACACGCTTCCTGATGACATACCCGGTTCATATTATTTTTAAGTTCGGTCCATATTGCGCGAGGGTCGGTGTCGGTGATTTTCTGGTCGGGGTGGCGTCGATTCCACATTAATCTCAGTTTTTCGAGAGATTTCGATGAATAACATGAGAAATCTTTGGTTTCGTTGATGTTGGGGTCGGTCTCGTCTCTTGGCGCGCAACTTACATCTTTAAATGTCTTATTATCTTTTACAGTAGCGACGTCGTTTTGTTCCATGATGTGAAATACTAAACCTATACTATTATGTCATAAAAAATTGAAGT